CCGCCGCCACCAACCCCTCACCACTTGCACCAGGGTTGCCGCTGTTAGGTGGACCCCCACGGTAGCGGCAGAATCCGCGCTGACGCCGCCGGTTGTAGTCCCGACCATCAGCACGGCGCGGTGTCCTGAAAACGCCAAAGCCGCGACCGTGGATGCTCTCAGCGAGGGCTTGACGTTAGAAGACGCGAATTGACTCTTGGTCCCTGCCTGCTGGCCCTTCCCCTACCTCTCCATATCGTGCCACGATCACCTCGCAATGCGATGCGCTAACCGAAAGGTCACGCCATGACTCCTGACTGGAAGGCGATTACCGACGAGGCAGATTCTGAGTACAACGCCACGCTGCGCTATGACGCGCCGTGGTACGGTAACGAGCAGCTGCCCCAGATCGGTGTTGGCCCTGAGGGTCGTACCGACGGTGTGAAGTACTGGACATTCACCAACTCGACGAACGCGCCGACCGGGAAGTTCCCGGGTGCTCGGCGCTACCTCGCGACGCCCGTATAAAACCATATGCTAAAAGCCAAATACGACTCCGAGGCCGAAATTCCCGCCGCGGTGAAAGAGCATTACGCCGAGCGCGATGGCGCCTGGCATCTTGCGCTGGATACCGCCGACAACGGCAACGCCGATGTAGAGAAACTGCAACGTGCGCTAGATTCTGAGCGGCGCGGCCGTGCCGATGCGGTAAAAAAGGCCGCACAGGAGCGCGAGGCGTTGGAGCAGGAGCTGGCAACGTTGCGAGCGAAGGTGAAGCCTGACGACGGGGCTGCGAACCCAGCGCTCGAACAGATGAGGACGCAGATCAAGGCGCTTCAGGATGCGCTCAAGACCGCCGACGAGAAAGCCGCCACCGCCGAGCGCGAATCGGCAGAAGGTCGATTCCTCGACGAGGTGCGCCGCGAGGCTGCCCCGTTCGTGCTGGACAGCCCGGGCGTGCTGGACGATTTCATCGAGCGGCGGGTACGCACTCACATCAAGCGCGACGAAAACGGGGAGTTCATCTTCGTCAATGGCAAGGACCCGCGCTACTCGCTGAAGAACCCTGGGCAACTCATGCCCGCGAAAGAGTTCATCGCCGAGGTCGCTATCAAAGCCCCGGAGGCCGCGTACCAACTGCGGCCGAGTCGGGGTGCTGGCGTGACGGGTAATAATGGCACCCGCACTGGGGCCAGCCCGTTCGCGGTACGGCGTGGCGCGCCACACGATGAATATATGAGCGTGAAACAAGCAGCGGAAAAAGCAGGGCAACAGGTGGGCCTCATCCCAGACTGAAAACATTTCAACCCTGCGTGTGCCGGTGATCGGGCACGCGCCCCCGCCCTTCCGGTGATCGGTGGTCGAGGGTCAGCCTAAGCAACTTTAGGAGACTTTTCGATGGCTAATACACTGACCGCCGGCCTCTGGTACGACCCATATATCTACGCCAACGAAATGTTGGACTATCTCAAGCGCAACCTGGGAATGGCGCAGCGGGTGCACCGTGGATTCGACAAGGCGCCAAATGAACGTGGAAGCGTCATTCAGTTGCGCCGGCCGGAAGTCTACAGCGCCGAGTCCATGCCGGCTGCTGCGGCCGATGTCGTGCCCGAATACGTGAATGTTACTCTCGACCAGTGGTGGGGGAAGACGATCACGCTGAGTGACAAGGAGTTGGCGTTCAGCAAGCAGACCGTCTTTGACGACTACATCCAGCCGATGGCCTACGCCATTGCCAACAAGATCGACCAGACCTTAGCGCTGCTCTACAAGGACGTGCCGTGGACGGTGGTAAACTCTTCGCCGTGCGCCGTGGCCGACCTTACTGCCGCACAGCGTGTACTGTTCGCAACGGGCGTGCCTGAAGATGGCAACCGACACCTGATGCTGTCTGGTGTGCAGCGCGAGGAGTTGTTGAACCTCGCGGCCTTCAGCCAGTTCCAGGGCGCAGGCGCGGCCGGTGTTGATACGCAGTTCAACGGTTCGTTGGGCACCAAGTACACCTTCGAGACGTTCGCCAACCAGAACGTGCAGGCTCACACCGCAGGTACGGCGACGGACCTCGCTGGCACCATGAGCGGCACGAACGCCAAGGGCGCGACCAGTATCAACATCGCCGCCTACGAGGCCAGTGGCACCATCAAAGCTGGTGACACGCTGGTCATTGCTGGCAACACGCAGCAGTACGCCTGCACTACCGCAACCGCTACCGCTTCCGGTGGTGCGATCACGGTGGGCATCAGCCCCCCGCTGGCAGCCGCCGCCTCCAGCAACGAGGTGGTGACCGTGACCCTGGTGGGCGGCTCGGCATCGACCACCAGCGAGCAGGGTTTGGCGTTCCACAAAAACGCCTTTGCGTTGGCTTTCGGGGTGCTGCCTGACAATATCCCTGGCATCGAGGTGTTCACGGCTACGGATCCGGTCACGCGCCTTTCTATCAGGGCGCGATATTTCGCGGTGGGTCTGACAGCACAGCAATACCTGAGCGTGGATGCACTCTGGGGCGTGAAGACTCTCAACCCGAACATGGCGTGCCGACTGGTCAACTAGTGCCGGTCGTCCCGAACGGATCGGGGATGACATCATGCTGAAAACTCTCATCATCGCCCTAGGGCTGGCGGTCCTTACAATCCCAGCCCTGGGCGAAACACCAAAGCCGCCGTGCGACTGCCAGACATTCTGCGTCACTCCACTCACGGCCGGCGCGTGCGGCCGGTGTGCGCCGACTACGGAACGGGAGTGCCGGGGCAAGCCTCGTCCGGTGGCGAAGCCTCCAGGCGTCAAGAAGGTGCTTCGATGAAGCGGGCACTCGGCATTCTGGGCTTTGCTGTTGTGATCCTCATTGCTGGAGCTGGTGCGGCTCGCGCGGACAGCGCATGCGATTGCACAACGTTCTGCGTCGAGATGCCTGCCGGGCAGTGCGGCGCCTGCGTGGAGACGGCGAATGCGGCCTGCGTAGACGGCACGCCAACCGTTTACACGGCGACGCCAACCCCGACGCCGACTTCGACGCCGACTTCGACGCCGACCATAACCGACACCCCCACGGAGACGCCGACGGATACACCTACTGAAACTCCAACCGATACACCCACAGCAACCCCAACCAACACCCCGACGGAGACGCCAACCAGTACACCGACGGCAACGCCTACTGCGACCCCAACCGATACGCCGACCCCAACGGACACGCCGACGCCGACCAATACGGCGACGCCGACAAACACCCATACCCGGACGGCGGTGCCGAGCTCCACCGTGCCGAGTGTCATTAACCGTATCGCCGCGGGCGATGGGCGTGTGACACGGATTCTCACCATTGGTTCCGAAGTGGACGTACCGCAGGGGGGCAATGGCCCAGCTGTTCAGGCCAATGCCAACGTCAAGGTTTTTCAGATTGTTATCGGGACCACAGCGACCGTACAGATTCAGGGGTCACTAAACGGCAGCACCTGGGTCAACATCGGCAGTGCGCAGACTGCTAGCGCTAAGATCAGCGATTCTGATCCGTGGAAGTACGTTAGGGCTCAGTGCACCGCATATACCGAGGGCACCATAACCGTAGACCTGGGAACGTGATGAGCGAACTACCCACCATCGCCATCGTCAGCCCGAAGATCCCGGGAGAGCGTTGGGTCATCAACCTCCAGGACTTCGACCCGAAAAAGCATGTGCGCTGGGAAGATCGCGTAGATGCGGCGACCTCGACTACAGAGGTGCCGAATCTTGACGTAGTTGAATCAACATCGACTCGCCGACGGGGCAGACGATGAACATCACCCTCGTCCCTGAGGACGGCACCGGCATGAGCACAGCAAACACGTTGTGCACATTGGTCGAGGCCACCGCAATCCTGCTCAACGACCCCCAGGCTACGGACTGGATCGGGTCGGAGGACGATGAAAAACGCAAGGCAGCCTTGGTTCGATCCATGGAGCTGATGCGTGAGCACTTGCGATGGAAGGGGACAACCTTGAACTCCACGCAGCGGGCGCCATTACCGCGCACCGGGCTGTTTGACCGTAATGGCTACGGGGTCTTGTCTACCGCTGTACCCGAGGACGGGAAGCGGGCGCAAGCCTACTTGGCGTTGCTCTTGTTTCGCGACGATCGAATTTCCGAGTCCGGCGACGGTATCGAAGCAGCGGTACGAATGGGCCAGACGAGCGTAACCTACGGCAGCGGCGGCAGTGGTGTCGAGCTGATCCCCGATTGGGTGCGCGTTCCGATCCGGCCGTTCTTGGACGAGTCCATCCACGTGTGGAGGGCATGATGCGCCGCGCACTCCGCAAGCTCCTTACCGACACGGTACAACACGCTTCGCATCTTGGCACCTACTCTAGTCAGGGCGCCGCGGCATTGGAAGTCGCCGTCGAGCGCAAGGCGCGTGTCGAGGATACCCGCCGGCTCATTTTGGCGCGTGATGGCACGCAGCAGGTGACTCGCGCGGTGGTGTTCATCGAGGGACCCGTAATTGTGACCGTCGATGACCAGATCACTTTACCTGATGATACGACCCCGCCGATCATCGCCGTCAACACCGTCAAGGACATCAACGGCGCCGTTAGTCATGTGGAGGTGTACTTCTAGTGGCCTTCGCCGTCAACATTACCGGTGAGACCGCGCACAGCGGCATGCTGCCCCTGCGGGGCGAGATCATCGGCCTCGAGCAGGTGGAGGCAGCCTGCCAGCGCATCGGTGACAATGCACCGCAGGCATTGGCTGGTGCGCTGTTTCGGGAGATGGAAGCGATCATCACGGATTCCAAGACCATCGAGCCCCGCGTGCCTGTCGGCAGTCCGCCGGAAGACAAGCACCCCGGCACGTTGCGTGACAGCGGCCATGCTCGGATGCCTAGAATTCACGGCGCTGTCGTGACGGTCGAGGGTGGCTACGGTGGTCCGGCGATTCCATACGCGCTGGCTCAGCACGAGCGGTTGGACTACCGGCACCCGCACATGGGAGAGGCGGCGAAGTACCTGGAGGTGCATTTCCTGCGCCGCGCCCTCACTATGGACAGCCATATTGCTCAAGATCTGTTGCCCCTGATTGAAGGCCAGCCGCCTCCGGAGATCAATGTCAGGGCCATATCATCCATACAGACTGCCGCATTTAAGGAGTTTTCAAAAGCCAAACTGAGTGCCACACGCAAAGGCTGGAGGACTGTCGGTGGCGACTACTGATCAAGCCGTGCACTTGAACATCATCCTGCCGGACGGGCGCGAGACGGCGATTGCTTTCAAGCTGCCCGAAGTCCTGCCGGATGTGGTGTTTGTCGCCGGCCGCGTGCGCGGGACTTGCACCGATGTTCTAGGCGTGTTCAGTGTGCAAGGTCTGGCCGAGCAGGCTTGCACAACCCCCGATGATTTCGTCGGTCCGATGCGTCTCGATGTTCGGGACACGGACGATGTGCATCCATGGGCTGACCAGTATTTCCCGCTCCGCGAGGGGCGTCGTGAGTAGTCCATGGCCGCACCGCGAGACTTCCTCACCTACCTGCTGGCTCAAGGGCTGGTCAACTATGAGGTCGGCATCGGCTCCGGCACTTGGGGCGGTGCGCTCTACGTTATGCCACCGAAGCCGGATCAAGTTGTGGTTGTTGGCGAGTATCCCGGCTTACCGCCGGAGACCAAGACCGGCCGTGAGATGCTGGGACTTCAGGTGCGTATCCGTGGCCTACAGGCTGAGATCACGGTTACGAGCGACAAGATCACGACGATTGCTCGGGCGCTGGATGGGCAGTCCCCCGTTCGCGCCGGGGGCACGCAGTATCTGGCCGTGCTCTCGCAGTCGTCAGGGCCACTCTTTCTGGGCCTGGATGAGCAGGGACACAGGCCTGAGTTCAGTTGGAATTTCATCGTATGGAGAAGCCGCTGAGACGGCATGAGGAGGGTGATACATGGCAGATATCAGTGTAACCGCGGCTAACGTGGTGATGAGCGCGGCAGGTAAATACGTTGACGGTACGGCGGGGG